TTTTAACAAGGAAATATTTTCTAATTCGGTTATTTTAATTATTTTTACCTTGAATTTAAAGGATAAATAATTATGAATAAAACAAATTTTACTTTGGAAGAAATCCAAAAAGATTGTAACGAATTAGAAAATAAAATTCTAAATCTATATTTAGAACGTAAAAAACAAAAAGATATTTGTGAAGAATTAAATATCACTAGAGGTAAAATTGATAATTTAGTTAAAAAATATAAATTAACTAGATTTAGAGATGTAGCAAGATTTACTATAAACGAAAATAATTTAAATATTTATAATGAAAATATTTGGTATTATTTAGGACTTTTTGCTTCAGATGGAAATTTACAAACTACTTGTGGTACTAATAGAATACAGTTTACATTAGATGATAAAGAATGTCTAGAATATATAAAAGAAATATTAGAATTTACTGGAGAAGTAAAATCTTATTTTAAATCTGGAAAAACTAGATATTATTTAGGAACTACAAATAAAAAACTTATTGATTTTACTAATCAAATATTTGAACATGATTGTCATAGAAAAACTGATAATTTAATATTTCCTAAAATACCAAATGTAAATTGTTTAATAATGTTTTTACGTGGATTTATAGATGGAGATGGTAGTTTTAGAAAAACTAGAGATACTCCATATTATAGATTTGGAATATATTGTAAATCTAAAAATTTTATATTAAAATTAAAGTATTATATAGATAAAATTATAGGACATGAATGTTCGTTCTATAATGAAGATACTATAGAATTATCTTCTAAAAAAGATAATTATAAATTATATAAATTTTTATATGAAAAAATTGAAAATAAGTATTATATGATTAGAAAATATGAAAGAGCTAAAGAACATATAATTGCTTATGAAAATGAGTTAAAGATATAGTCCGATACTTTTTAGAAATAAAAAGAGTATAGAATAAATAATCTATACGTAACAAATGAATTTCCAACAGATGCCAAGTGATGAAATTACTAGAGCTTGTTTTGTTTCAGAACCTGGAAATAGATTTATTTCTTGTGATTATCAATCTCAAGAATCTAGACTTATAGCATCTATATCTAGAGATAAAGCATTAATTGATTTGTTTAATAATGGATGTGGTGATGCTCATAGTTTTGTAGCTAAAATAGCTTATCCAGAAATAGTTGGAGACTGCCCAATAGAAGAAATAAAACATAAATTCCATCAGCAGAGACAAGACGCTAAGAAAATTGAGTAAATAGAAAATCCATCTTTAAAGATTTTTAACATTTTAGATTTTTGTTATTTGCCTATATAATCTTATTATTATATTTAATAAAATATAAATTAATATGAAAATAAGAATTAAACAGGAAAATTTAGACAATTTAAAAAAAAGGAATTTATAGAATCTTTAATGTTAAAACAAACAAGTCTTATGTGGGAAGTACTTGGAAATCTTTTAGATCAAGATGGAAACAGCATTTAAATAAATTAAATACTAATAAACACCATAGTCACGAAATGCAAAATGCATTTAATAAATATGGATCAGATTCTTTTGTATGTGAAATATTAGAAATTATAGAAGATGAAAATATTCTATTAAAAAAAGAAGCATATTATATTAATAAATATGATTCTTATAAAAATGGTTATAATGAAAATCCAGATCCTTCTAGATCTCCTATGTATAATGAAAATTCTAGACAAAAAAGTTCAGAAACTCATAAAAAACAATGGGAGGAATTAAAAAATTCTATGTCTAAAGAAGAATTTGAAGAATATAAGAAAAAATATTCAGAAATAACTGGATTAGTAAAAAATCACATTTCTTGGAATAAAGGAATCAAATATACAGAAGAACAAAAGAAAAATATGCATAAACCTCGTATACATGGCGTTAGTGAAGCTATGAAAAAGGTTCATAAAAATAATGCACAACGTTTTAAAGACAATGCTGATTATATTTTAGTATATGATTTAAATAAAAAATGGCTAAATACTTTTTGGTGTAGTTCTGATGTTACTAAATATAGTAAATCAGAATTTAATAATTTACCAATAATAATAAGAAACAAAGGAACTAGAATTTTAGATTCTAGTAAAATATGTAATCATATTAAAGATGGTAAAGCATACAAAGGGTTATATTTTAAGCGGGCTCCTAAGAGTTGGAAACTCTCTTATGCAAATGCGGGGAATTCATGGAAAGCTGAAGCCGAGCCAATCATGAGCCAAGCAGAAGGTACACCTTCTGAAGGTGCAGAGACTACTGGAGAGGTATAGTCCTCTTAATTACCAGATTAGCTCCGCACACCTAAGCACAAATAGTGTATGGTGATGATATAGTCCACTAGGCAATTTGCTGTTGCCTACTGTCGCGATAAATTATGCTGGTGATTATAATACTATAGCTAATAATATGTCTATTCCTAAAGCAGAAGCTAAACGTATTTATGATAATTATATGTCTGGATTAGCTGGAGTAGCAAAATATCAAGAGTATTGTAAACAAATAGTATTAAAGAAAGGTTATGTGACTCTTAATCCTATCTTAGGACATAAAGCTTATTGGTGGGATAAAGATGCTTGTTTAGCTGCATTAGATTTATATAATAATAAAGATACTGTAGCTTTAACTAAATTGAACAATAAATTACATTTTATTAAAGTAAAATTTAATGGTTCAGAAGATTGGTCTCCAGTTCATCTAGATCATATTATGGATTTTACTGATATATCATTAGTTAAGAAAAAGATTAGTGATTGGAAGAAAAGAAGTGTTAATTTTAGGATTCAAGGAACTGGAGCAATGTGTTTTAAAAATGCATTAATTCATTTTTGGGATTATTTATGCAAGAATAATTTAGTATTTATAGTATTAATTTGTTTAAGTATTCATGATGAATGTGATTCTGAAGCTCCAGAAGAAATAGCTGACGAAGTAGCATCTAATTTATTATTATGTATGAAAAAAGGAGCAGCTCCATTTTGTACTGAAGTAAATCTAGAAGCTGATTTAAGTTTAGATGGAAATAATAAATTACCAAATTATTGGATACATTAATATGAATCGTAAAATAGGAGAAATAATTACTATTGATGATGATAAATTATTAGTAAAAGAAAGTAGTCATGCATGTGATGGATGTGTATTTTATAATACATTATGTAAAGATAATAAAGTAAATATTCCTGAGAAATTCTTAGGATCATGTAGTCATACTGAAAGAGAAGATGGAAAAGATATTATCTTTGTTAGGATTGATTCAGTTAATCATCCATCACATTATACTTGGCTTAAAGATTTATGTGGTATTGAGGCAATTGATATTACTCGATGGCTTCCTGCTGATATATCCAATGCTGTTAAATATCTTCTAAGGCAAGGACATAAGCATGAGGAAGGTATGTCTAATAATCAAAAAGCTATAGAAGATTGTAAGAAAGCTATTTGGTATATTAATGATTATATTAATAATATATTAAAGAAACAATCATAAAGAATCTCTTAATGATTTAGAGGATGCTAGTTATGGATTATTTATAGTATGAAAGTAAAAGAATTTCTTGATAAAGTAAAACCTCTTGGATATTCATGGAAATATACAGCAGGTTTATGTGGATTTCCTACAGATTTAAGTATATTATGTAAAGATAAACCAGATATAGCTGTAGGTCTAGATTGGAGAAATCTTGCCGATACTAAAAAAGATGGAGATATTGTAACCAATGAAGAAATATTAGAGTTAGATGTATCTTGGATTTATATTAAACAAAAAGAATTAGGTATTCCAGAATTTACTTCATTTATAGGTGAAGACGCTCCTGGAATTACTTTATGTGATAAACCAGGAATATATAATATTTCTAATGAAAGCCAATTAAAATATTTTGATAAAGCTTATCAATGGTGTTTAAATCCATTCGAAGCTAAATTAGATATTGTTAAAGGTTATATAGATGAATGTAAAATCTTTAATGATAAAATATTTCCATATCTAAAATCTGTAGGTATTGATAAATATAAACAAACTTTCTTAATGTTTAGATATGGTTATCAAACTTCTGTTCCATTTTTTATAGTAGGTCCCCATCAATCATATTCATTATATGATATAACAATTGAATACAATGTATGGACTAGACATCTAGAAATAAATTGTACTAACTATGATAAATGGGGAAACCCTATAAATGGATATAATATAGTAGATATTTGTCATACTGACGATTATAAAGAAGCTATATTTAAATATTTACAGAGATCAGAATCTATAGAAAGTATAGAAGATGTAAAACATGGTATAGAATTAAAATATCCAGAAAATGAATGATTACATTAATAATGTATTAAAAAAATGAAACTATCTATAATGATGGAGAATCTTTTAGAAAGAAAGAAAAATCCGATTATTTTAAGAAGAAGTTGACTGATAAAAAATATAAACAATTTGAAATTAAAATAAAATAAATATATGTATTATAAGCTATTTCCATTCTTTGCAGAGAAAATAACCATAGAACCATCTATACCTGTTAATTTCTTTACATTGAATAATTATGAGGATAATAAAATAAAAAGGATTGTATTATGTCCTTCTATTGAAGATTGTCTATGTGCTGTAAGTAAAAACATAGATTATAAAATACTTGCAGTATATACACCAGTAGAATCTATAACATCTTTTTATAAACCGACAGAAATAGATTGCATTGATAGTAAAGTAATGCATGAAATATGGATTAAAAAGCCTATTCTCTTAAAGTATATTGGCTATGTCGATGTTTCTGCTGATTCTTATGAGTATGGTACTATTAATATTAACAATAGTACAATTCCTCTATACACGTGGAAATATACATTTCATAAAGACAAATTACCATTTAAATAAATTAATTAATAAAATATTAACAAACGTGATAAAGAAATTCAAGAATACTTGGTTAAAAGATTTATGTGGTATTGAAGTGATTGACATTACAAGGCACATGGATTTTGATTTAGGAAATGCTATTAAATATATACTAAGAAGTGGACATAAAAAAGATTCTAGTTTATCTGATAAAGATAAGACAATAGAAGATTTAAATAAAGCTATTTGGTATATTAAGGATAAAATTAATATGATAAAAAATGAATGCGAAAATAATTAATACCATAATAAAATATGGTGGTGCAGAAATTAGAAGTAATTATACTAATACTCAACGAGTATTTAATACTGATAATTTAAAAGTTCCAATTAATAATTTAATGGAATTATTATATTTATATAAAAAATCAGATGATGAAGTATTTCCAACTTTAGATAATGAAATTAAATATAGTGTAATTAATCATACTATATGTTCATAAGTGATAACTATCCAACAGGAGCAGAGTTTGATCCCTCTGCTCCTTGGAATGAAGAAACAAAAAAGGTTGAAGTATATATCAGCCTATCTGTAAGTAGACCTTTTACAATAGAAGTTGGAGAAAACGAAAATGTAGAAGATTGGACTAGTCAAGAAATAATAGATGCTGTTAAAGAGCAATATCCAAAAGAAAAAGTCATAAATGATATTGAAAATAGCTCTGATTGGGATATAGATGAATTTATTGGTTATTAAAAAATTATAAAAAAAATGGTATTAAGAGAATTAAGTGACACTGTAATTGAAGGTTTATTTGATTATTTAGATGATTTGGAAGCATATATGTTATATCAATTTGCAGCTCATCTAGATATAGTAACTGAAACAGTAGTAGAGAATAATGAAGATGGAATAAATGATTTATTAGAGGATTTAGAACCATCTGATATATTACCTATTGATGATTTAACTAAAGATAGTGATCCTCTTGTATATAAATCAGGAAACTCTATTTATAGTTGCGATTTTGAAGATTTAATTGATTATAGTGATTTTAAAGAAGAATTACTAGATACTGAGGTTGAAGACATTGAAGATGCATTAAACTATATTGGAAGTGATTTTAGTTTATTTAAAGATAGTAAATTATACGATACTTTAGATGGATTATCTAATGAACTTGTATTTTCTATCAATAAACTTAATAAATTTCAAGATTCTACAATAGCAAAAGAATTTAAAGATGAATTATATGCTTTAAATACTAAAATTACAAATGCAATCGATGAATACAACAATTCTAAGAAAGGCGCTTGATTCATTATCTAAGGAAGAATTAATTGAATTAATTCTATCTAATAATGAACCAATACTCCTACCACAAAGTCCTTATATAGAGCCTTATATTAAACCTTATTATAGTCCATATAAAATAACTTGTACTTTATCATAATTATAAATTAAATGTAATATGTATTTATCCAGAAATGAAATTATATCCGAAGCGATATATAAATGTTATAAAGAAATGTACAAAATGGCTCAGCCTAGTGTAGATTTCGATCAAATTATAGAAGATATAAAATCTGGCAAAATTAAAAGTGATGAACCTGTATATGAACATTACTATTTGTCAAGTGATAATTATACTTATATAATTAATATGTATTTAAATGCTTATGGTCTTGTATCTGAATGGGATGATGATATAAACGCTGTTATTAATTATTTAAAAGATGGTGGTTTATATGATGTATATGTAAAAGGTACAGATGATAAACCTGGATATAAAGATTATGAACACACTCCTAAAATATCTGATGTAATTGGAAAAGATAAAGCAGATATTGTATTAGATTTAATTTCTAAATGTAAAAATTTCTATATAAGAAATGGAGATGAAAATACATTTAGAATTAATGTTATGAACTCTAGTCCAACATCTAATAAACAAACTGTAATAGATTATTGGAAATCTCAAGGTAAAGATATTGAAATAAAAGATTTCGATATTGAAAATGTTTATTTTAAAGAAGATGATTGATAATAGTGAATTTATAAAGCCTTTTTTCTATTTTAATGAAAATAATAATATGTTTTTTCATTGTCAAATAGTTAAAAGGGCAAAAGATCATCCTGGAGAAAAGATTAAGGAAAAAGCTATACAATTTTATTTTATAAGAAGTGCTGAGCATTTAGATGAACTAATGCCAGAAATAAGATTGCTATGTGATTTTTATGGTGCAAGAGCATATATAAATGTATCAGCTAAAGACTTTAGTGAAGTTAATCTTTTAACTCTTAAGAAATTAGCTGAATATGTTTATATTAAATATAATGAAGTTAATCCAAAAAAATGTATAAATAGTTCTGCAGGAAAAATTAAATCTAGACATCCTTATTGGGTTATTGATATAAATACTAAAGATAAATCAATTTATTCTAAAGTATATTGTTGGATAGATAATTATCTTTCATCTAGATCAAAAGAAAGATTTATTCGTACTATACCTACTGTACAAGGATTTCATTTAATAACTGTTCCTTTTAATTCTAAAGAATTTAATGATGAATTTCCAGATGTAAGTATTCATAAAAATTCTATGGGTACTTTATTATATATGCCTGATATAAAATGAAATTAATAAAATCTAATTACGAAATTATAGAACAACAGCCTGGACTCGATGGTATATATAAAGCCATCGAGTCTGCAGGTAGAACTTGTTATAAATCAGAAGATAAAATTACTGATAATTATTTTATAGATGATAAAATAGTTCCACCAGATACAGAAGTACTTAGACAAGATGGATATGCTACTGTAAAAGAATTTGTTGATAATGGTATATTTGAAGTTAATTTTAATGGAACTAACATTAAAATGAAAAAAGAAAGTTCAGCAAAAGAATTTGTAGACAGAATGATTAAATCTGGGCATCATGCTATGCTTGAGTTTGGTACTGTATATCTTAAATGTAAATGTGGCTATAATAGTCCACTAAGTAAATATAAATCTAATAAATACAGTAAATATACTAATGATGTTGCTTATATAGATGAAACCCCAAATGATACAAGTATAACATATAACCATTATGTTGTCACTAACTATAGAGTGTTAGTTGAAAACAACTGGCTTGATGATTTGAAATATTTATGTGAACCTACAGAGTATCACGAGAAACGTGTATTCGTAAGATTTACTACAGATAGAGGTGTATCACACGAATTAGTAAGACATAGGGTATTCTCATTTGCTCAAGAATCTACTAGATACTGTAATTATTCTAAAGATAAATTTAGCAACGAACTTACATTTATAATACCTTCATGGTGTACATTAGAAGAAGGTAGATATAAATGGAACGGATTTAACTATGGAGATGAAGATTATTGGTGTGGATGGAGAAAAGATTCTGAGCCAAAAAACATTGAACAATCTAGTGATTTAGGTAAGACTATAATTGAAAGAATGATAAATTATCATCCATTATTGAGAAGTTTGAATAGTTCTGAAGAAAATTATAAAGAATTATTATCCAAACATACTCCACAAGAAGCAAGACAAGTGTTACCTAATGCTTTAAAGACTGAAATAAATATGTGTGGATTTGTATCTGATTGGAAAAGATTCTTTGCTTTACGTGATAATCCACATTCTCATCCAGATATGCAAGCTTTAGCTAAACCTTTACATCAAGAATTTATAAATAGAAAATTACTAGAATGAAAATAAACGAAAAATTAAATACTGTAATAAAAGACGCAAGTAATATTTATTTCACATCAGACACTCATTTTGGCCATGATAATATAATAAAATTTTGTCATAGGCCATTTAAAGATGTTGAAGAAATGAATAGTGAATTAATCCGTAGATGGAATGAAAAAGTAGGTCCTGATGATACAATATTTCATTTGGGAGATTTTGCTTTTGGTGGTTCTGATATATGGAATAATATATTAAAACAACTTAATGGTCATAAAATTCTTATAATTGGTAATCATGACATAAAGAATCTTAGAGAAGGATATATGCAATATTTTGATTATGTAGGCCCACAACTTTTATTAAATATAGAAGAAAGAAGTGTATATCTTAATCATTATCCATTTTTGTGTTATGGTGGTTCTTGGAGAAGTCCTAAAAATGCAGTATATCAATTATTTGGTCATGTTCATTCTGGACCTACAAGCTCTGGATTAGATACAGAAAGATTAGTTTCTCTGTTTAAATATCAATATGATGTTGGTGTAGATAATAATAATTTTACCCCAATATCTTGGAACGAAGTAAAAAATAAAATACAAGAAAATGTGTGAAGTACGTATTAAAGATTATTTATATATTACTGATGATGATATAAATAATTTCGATGTTGAAGTTGATAATGGTAAAGAAGTATATGTTCCTAAATCTTATCAATTATGGTTTAGATACCATGATACTGATATAACTGCAGCTTTTACTACTAATGATTTAAGAAAAGCAAAAGATGGAAATATACTTGATTCTAGCTATTCAGAAACTGAAGGTGATTTACTAACTTCTTTTGAAGAACAATTAGAAGAAGATGAAGTAATTGATTCTATATTAGAATGTATAGAACATTTATGGAATAAAACTTTTACAAATAATAAATACGATTATTTAGGATATGTTAGTAGAGATTGAATATTGTTCACAATGTGCTTCATGTAAAATGAGATGGAAAGATATGGATGAAGAATATCCTGATGGAAGTTCTTTAATTGAAGCATATTGTAGAAAAAATAATAAACTTATAGGAGAAATTAAGAAAAGAAATGAAGATTATATAGAGATACCAAATTGGTGTCCAATGGCTAAAAAGGAGGAAGAATAATGAAAACTTTAAAACAAATAAAGAAAGAACTTGATTTTGTTGGAGAATATTTAAAAGAAAATAATAATACTCCACTATCAATTAATATTGAAAATATTAAAAATTCTCTTAGACATATAATGTTCTAATGAATGAAATAGTAATAAATAACTCTGTATATTACTTATGATTAAATATTTTGAATCTTTATGGTATTGTTATTTTTAATAATTTATTTAATTGGGTGTATATTTGCATTTATTATGCTTATATATAATGAAAGTAGATATGAAACTTTAACTGCATTTGATTTAATGACTAATGCAGTTATATCATTATCTTCTTGGTGTATAGTTATTTGTGAATTTCCTACAACTATAAAAGAAATAAAAAAATGACTGACGAAGATATTAAAGTAGCAGCTAATATATATTATTTAGATTGTTTAGAAAGAAATGCAACTAAAGCATCACAAGAAGACTTTTTAAATATTTTTATGCACGGAGCTTATTTTGCTTTAAAAAAGAAAAATGCTCCTAAAGAATTATGTGTTGGAGATATAGTCAAAATAAAGTCAAAAGAATGGTATAATAAAATAAAAGAACAATATAATGGATTTATTGATTCTGAATATTTTTCTAGTAGTCAATCTAAATTTTGTGATAAATCTGCTGTTATAATTAAAAAGTTTGATTCTTATAGATATAGAATAAATTTAGATAATGGAAAAGATATATGGACAATAAGTATGTTTGTTTAAATAAGAATAACTATGGAAAGTGAAATTAAAAACAGAAGAAGTATTAGTGATAAATTATCTAAATTTGGTTATAAAAGTGGAGACGATTTTATTGAAGTAACTGAATGGACTAATGGAGAAGGATATGATATTAATATTAATGATAAAATATTCTCTCTTCATTATGGAGAATTAGAAGCTATAAATTATTTAGTAAAGAAATTAGATTATGAACATTGATGTTTTATATTTATTTTTATGTACTATTTGTACAGGAGTAGTATGTTTATCAATTTTTTTAATGTGCTATATAACAAGAAGATTTATTATATTTCCTTATTTATATCATAAAATACAAATAGGAAGTAGATATAAAACTTCTACAGAAAATCCACATGATTTACCGTGTGTTGCCGTTGTAGTAGATAAATCTAAAAATAAAAAAGGAACTCCATATGTTAAGTATATTTATAAAGATGGAACAAGATATGAATATACTGATACTATTATGGATTTTTTATCTAATAGAGAAAGAATAAAATATTCAAATGAAAATTGTAAATAAACCACCAATAGGAGCTATTCCTAGAAAAATATGGGAATCTCAATGTATGCAAAAAAGATATTTAGAATTATGCAGAGCAATTTCTGAATATTATAAGGCTGGAGAAGAAATTCTTCCTGAATGGATTGAAGAATATAATGAATTAATTCCTCAAATTAAAAAATTGGAAGATAAAAATATAGATGTATTAAAAATCAAATCTAATCAAATCTAATAAATTAATAGAAGTAACTCCTATTAAATATAATGGAATTATGTATATTGATAAAGATGATAATCAATATTTTCCAGGAGAATTAGAATTTAATATTAATAAAATATGAAAGTTTGTGCAATAAGTGATTTACATGGAAGAGTATGGATAAAAGACTTAAATATAGATGCTGATATTCTTTGTATAGCAGGAGATTTTATACCTCTTAATATACAAAGAGATATTCCAGCATCTAAGTCTTGGTTTAAAAATAAATTTATTCCAGCACTTCAAAAAATAGATGTTGAAGAAATTTATATAGTTGGAGGTAATCATGATTTTCTATGTGAAAAAGATCCTAAATTTATAAAGGATTCTTTACTTGGAACTAATATAACTTATCTTCAAGACGAGAAAGCTGAATTTATAGATAGCATAGGAAATATATATACTATATATGGAACTCCATGGTGTCATAAATTTGGCAATTGGGCTTTTATGGTAGATGAAGATACTTTAAAAGAAAAATTTAGTAATATACCAAAAGATCTTGATATATTAATAACACACGATCCGCCTACTCTTGGAAAAGTAGGAACAATAAACCAAGGATATAACGCTGGATATAATGCTGGTAATCAGGAATTATCTAATGCTATAGAAGATATTTGGCCTAGATTAGTTATTAGTGGTCATATTCACACTGGAAATCATGATTTAGATGAGGTACATTGTGATAGTAGTGATGGTAGAGTACGTTGGTGTACTACAAAGTTTACAAATGTAAGTTTATTGAATGAAAATTATTCACCAGTTTTTAAACCTGCATATTTTAATTTTGGTGTTGACCATGAAGTTAAATTTTTAGAGACTAATAATTAATCATTCGATATATAAAAATCGATTCTAGAGAACACTAGGTGTCTCAAAACAAAAATAATATAGGGGAATTATCAGAGTAAAATCTGGTAATTCCCCTATTTTTTTT